GGTTGTTCGTACTTTGACATTCGTATTCGTTGCCCCTGTCTATCAGAATTCTAATGAACAATCCGTGATTCTTAGTATCCATTGCGTATATGTTACCATTGAGGATATAAGTGTCTTTGGACAGTGCGCTGATGGCAACCTTATCCCCTACCTTGAAGTCTGGGAGCATTGACTCATCTTGCACTTCCATGTACATCTGATATTCAGAGAATCCCGAAAAATAGGGTATCAATTCAACTCCTACTTGCTTCTTGTTTACTATTGACTCATACACATCTGTGTTTGTTTTTTTATAGAGGTTCATGGGGATGAGAGGCCGCACCTTGCTTCCTGCATCCTCAATCTCCATAGGTTCAATTCGCCTCTCTGCATAATTATTATGATTGACATTCGTGGCGAACATGGTTGCGCCGGGCGAATATGAGTTGCGTTTTTCCACGCTCGCCCCAACCGCAGGTATCTTCACCTGCCTCTCTTGTTGCGGGCGAAGCATTTCTCCTTCGCCAGTGAGCAGCCAATTCCTAGATAGTTCGGGGTATGCTGCGCATATCTTGTCTACTGTCTTGTCGGAAATCTTTTGTTTTCCTCTAAGCATCTTGCTCATATTGGCTTGATCGATACCTATGTTCTTTGCAAAAGCATTTGCCGTCAATCTAATACTTTTGATAAATATATCGATGTTGTTTGCTATATCGTACATTGCAATTCGTGTTTACAAGGGTTAAACATGGGTATACCTATATCTTTTTCCTGCAAATGAGTAGGTATTATATAGGTATTTACCTACCTTTGCATTCGTAATCCAACCGAGAGTTGACCGCTCGGGGTTGTAAAAACAAAGGTACGAAAACCTTTGGGATGTTACACGTTTCACACGCTTAAAATATGGTGAAGAATCGTTTACGAAGATACGTGACGAGTTTCTCTGTTGAGGCTAGTCACTTCAGTGGGAGTTATCAGAGGTCTTATTCTTCTTATCGACTCTGCTTGCCATCACCAAAAGGCATACCAGAAAGAAAAGTAGAGCAATACCTGCAATGCAACGCGCGAGAACTGGTGCGTTGTCAGCAAGAATTGCAGAACCTAGGAAGCCAGATAAAGTCGAATACACAATCAGTAGATATCGCATTTTCGCCTCTTCTGTTTGTCGTTTATCTTCTTTCTGGTGTCTTGATTGGTGCTCTGCTCGCCTTGTATATCCTCCTTCCTTGAGAAAGGATTCTGCTAGTGGTGTGGCTTCTGCGTGAAGCACATCTCTAGAAGGAAAGTCTATACTGTCGATTTTGACATAGCCGTCATTGGCAAGTATGCGAATCAGGTCGGAATTGGAAGCAAAGGTGTCTTCCATAATCCATCTGCGGAGATATATTTCCCTTAGGGCATTGTCTTTTTGTTCAGGTGTAAATTGGTTCATTGATTAAAAATTAAAAAGCAATATGAAGAAGAGATTATTCGTATCGGTGTTAAAGCCTTACTTCGCCAAGATCGTTCTTGAAGATGGAAGTATGCGAACACCCACTCCATGGGAGATGGCTAAGGGTGTATGTATTATCTATGACCAGTATTACCTTGGCTTCTGGGCGAGCGTTAAAATGTGGTGGACGTGTTCCATCAAGGCTCGCTTCAGGAAAGATGGCTCCTGCGAGATGCCTTCCTCTGCTCGCGATGTCCAACTGCTTAAAAGACGTGAGAGTATGCGAATTATGCTATTGATGCAACAAGTGACATTAGTGACACAAGCAGTGTCAGCACTGCTGCTATCGCTGTCATCGTTTGTCTTATGCATTCTATGCGTTTCCGTTTAAGTTCGGTGAAGCCTCCACAACAGAAGTGTCGGTATCCAGTGTGAGTGATTCGGATTGAGGGTTGTTGTTCGGTTCCTCCATCGGAGTAGAAAACAAATTCTTTTTCAATGAGGTAGTTCAACTCTGGGGCTATTTCTTGAATTTGCTCACTATCGCTGATTGAGTTGTTGATGATTCGGCCAAGAATGTCATCAAGATGCTCAGCATTAAATTCGGGTTTCTTTCTCATACACTTCATACCTTCCGTTTCTTGTGGACTTCATCGAACAATTTGAAGACGAGTTCTTCAATGTGGCTTGGCTGGCAGGTCGTTGGCATATCCTTCTTGAGCATTGGTCCTTCTCCCGAGAGGAGCCAATCTCCTGAGATTCCTTCGCACTTCGTGTAGATTAACTCTGCATCGAATGTTTCGCGAGATGCCCATGTACTCACAGTTTGAGGCGACACTTCAAGCAACTTCGCAAATTGCGCTTTATTACCATCGGTAAAATGCTGAATAAGAGATAGTAA